TTCTGTGACTTCTTCAACTTGAGCAACTTGCTCAGTTGTAGTCTCTTCAACGGTAGTTGTTGTATCTTCTGCCACAGTAACACCTCCTTCTGTGTTTTGATTTTCTTCAACCTGCTTTGCGATATCAGGTTGTACCTTAGACTGCTTGTATGCGTCAAGGATTCTTGAGATTTCTGCAGACTTATTTGTGTCTGCTGTTTCTACCCAACCAATCATTTCTAGATTCTTGTTTGTAGTTGGTGATGTAAATTCTGATTCTGTAGACAAATAAACTTCATCTGTTTCCTTATCGTAAAAAACATTTTCTACTTGTACTTCTGTAGCGATTCCCTTAAATACAGTTCCGTCTACTGTCTTCTCAATAGAAACAATGTTTGAAAGTTGGTTTGCTGGATTGTCTACCAATGAAAGTTCTGTTAGATCATATTCTTTAATTACACGGATTGATTTTTCTAGTGTTGGATTATATTCGTCAACCGCTTTGGTAATGTTACCACCGATTGAGAAACCTGATAGTGTGCCGTCAAGAACTTTTTCCCAAGTATCTTGTGCACCTTTTGATACGTATGCATTTACGAAAACTCCGCTGTACTCTTTTCCTGTTGACTTGTCAAACAGTTTTTCCTTGCGGAACGATACCATCTTACCTACTGCAAGTGGCTGATGCATTTCACGAATATTCCCACGGAATCTTTCGAATGCTTTAGCAGAAGCGTCTGAAGAAACAATGTCTCCATGCTGATCAATATTGTCTAGTGTGGCGAAACCCGATACGATTCTTTTTTCTCTATCGACTTTTGCGATAGGCATCGATAGGCGGAGACTATCTCCGTCGGAATGCCAGTTTGCCTTTTTTATTTCCATAGCAACACTAATTTTATCAAGTATTTGTTAGTAATGCAAAATCAGGGCGCAACTCGACCATCACCTTGAGGATTTCTTGCTTCACCGTTAGAATCAGTAGCATTTGCGGTTCTTTCCTGATCTCTTCTACGGTTTCCTGTTCCCCTCGCAGTTTGGTCGGCGGCTTGCTGTCCTGTTAGGACAACTGGTTGATCGCCCCCTGGTATGCCAGGCATACCAAGTCTTGCACGAACTTCATTAGGCACAATGGTCTTCATTCGTAGGTAACGCTCATCAATCTTGGACTGTGTATCCTCGTCTGTGAGAGTAAGTTCATTAAATTTCAAAACAAAAGCGTCCGTAAATTCTGCAATTAAACGGTTTAGCTTCTTCTCTAGGTTTCTTTGTGCTGGTCTAGCAACCTGCTCTTTAAATGTCTTGTCTGCATCCTTTGCTGCTGCAAGGGATACGCCCTCTGGAAGTCCCAGCTTTGAGATAGGAGTTCTGTGAGCAATTAAAATTTCGTCTCTATTTTGCTGACGATATTTGTTGAATGAAGAGTCCTGGACATCCGCCTCAACAGCTTCCATCTTAAATTCTACTTTATTTCCGTCATCATCTGCTGGTAGCGGAATATAGATAGATCTGTGGTTCTTACCCTTAAGGTTTGTCTGGAAGAACTCAAGTAATTTACGCTCAGCTTCACGGCTAAGTGTAGCTCCCTTTACTGTAATGATATATCTTGGAACAGCCTTGTTCTCAAAATAATCAAGGTTAAAGCGTGATGCAAATTCATCTCCTGCTAGCGCAGTCTTTGCTGGAATAATATCTGGCACACCATAGTATCCGTTTGTTGGTGTGTACTTCTTAATGTGAATAACCTCGTTAGGTCTTTCATCATCGCCAATTGGATTTGGTGTTGCCTTGTCTTGGAAGTTACGGAAGAAAACAACCTTGTTTCCAATTACCTGAACGAATCCATCACGGTCTTTTCTAACACGCATAGATGTTGCTGGAATATGGCCAACAAAGCCTATTTCTCCGTTTACTTTACGGCCAACCTCAATGTATCCATTTCCTGTGGCTTCAAAATCTAGGTATACCTTTGTAAGGGTTTCTGTGAATGTATCCTCTTGGTTCATAGACTCAAGTAGGTCGTATAGGTCTTCTCTCATCCGCTCTAATTTTGCACGGAATCTTTGTAGGCTTTCTGGTGTATCAGAAAGGTCTGCTATCTTTTCTTTAGTAGCACGAGTGTGCGAAAAGTCATAGCCAAGCCCAACAATGTTTGCTGCCTTTGCATTACATGCCGCAAAGTGTGGTGAAGATACTTCATAAATCTTAGCCAAGTAGTCTAGGTTGTATGGCGGTGTAATAACATCAAGGATGTCATAACCCATGAGAACTTCTTGCTCATACTTCTTTGATCTTGCTTGTCCGTCTGCACCCTGCTGAAACTTTTGGATAAGACGTGTATTCTTTCTCTTAAAGTTTGGAGAGAATCCACGATACTTAGAAAGCTCTTCAGCCTTTACATAAAAGGGATCAGATTCTTCCGCTGGTCTTTCTGTGAAAAAGTCACCAGAAAGAACTGCAGATACTTCATTTAAATTATCTTCAACTGCGTCTGACATTAATCATTCCTCAAATTCTTTAGACTATCTTTGTATTCACCAATATCCAATGGATCTGGTGTTAGTCCCCACTTCAGCCTCTGTTGCTGTTCCTCATATTCTTCATCGTTAATTTTTCTTTGACCCGACAAAAATACTGCCTGCCCGCTATGAATTCCATAGCCTTTGATAGCTTCGGTAAGAGCGTTAATTCTATTTTGATCTCCCTTGAATGCAGAGACTGATAAATAATTACCGTTATCGTCTCCTACCCAGCGTCCGTCTGGCATCTGCCAAACATATACTCCTAGGCGGGTCTCCTCAACAATAGATGTTTTAATTGATTTCATATAGTAATGATACCATCTTTTATTGCCAAAGTCTATACTTTGTACTAGAATGTGACAGAATTATGCTCTTTGCCAAGCAACTTTGTACGGGGTTAGGCCATAATCGATTATATTGAAGGAAACTTGTTCCTGTCCTAGGCCTTCCTGTGGGTATCCAACGAGAACCTCATATTCTGTCTCTGCATCAAATTGATCCAGAGTGTAGGCAGCCATTGCAAATAGCCCCAAGGTGATATCTGTTTGATTTATTCCTGCGTCGTCTGCTCCAACATATATGTCTGTTCCAGCATTTATTTTTGATGTTGAGGTTAATACGACATGAACCCAATCATTTACCATAGCCTGATTGTCAAATGTCTCCTGGCCATTTACATACATCTTAGAGAATCCTGGGTGTTGCCATGCTGACCCGTCCCAATATAAAGACTTTGATCCAGATTCCAGAATGTACCTATTTGCCACTAAAGGTTCATTTATCTTGAAGACTAAAGAAATAGACTTTGTTCCATTGAATCCGCCAGAGTCATAGTTGCTTGATTGTGACGGGATCTTCAAATATGAATTACCAGATAATCTAATACCAGACTGATCCAGTCTATCTAATATCTCAACGTCGTCATCAAAGATAACGCAATTGTCTGGATTTACTATTACGGCAGCTTCATTTGTATTGTCTGAAACTACCCGCTTCATTCCCTGGGTATATGCATATAGACCAATGTTTGATAAGATTGGTAGATCATCTTCTGAGTCATTTGTAAATAATGTAGCCTTTATGTCATATGATGTTACCTGATTTGCTGGATTATCCAACAGAGTGGGCATAGAAGCCATTCTAGGCCATTCTAAGCCGTTATTATAGGTAACTGATACATTCGGTGAGGAAGTTGTATAAAAGGCCAGAGAACCGCTGTAATCGACTGCAGGCAATGTTAATAGACCCTCAATCTTTCCATACTGAGACCATTTAAGATTGTTATTCATCTTGAGAATGAAAGTTGCTTCTTCATTATATAATGTGTAATCAGTTAAGCTTTCATATTGAATTCCTGACTTAATTGCTATCCAAGTAACTGGACATGCTGCATATAGGTCATTTACTTTTCCAACATATAAATCTGTTATTGTTTGTAGGTAGTCTACTGAAGTAAAGATACTTGTACCATTTAGGTATGCCTTTAGGGATCCCGTTTTGTTTTCTACAAGGATCTCGTTCCATCCCGCCACTGGGCTAGATGTAGTAGTTGTGTCCACTCCATTCAAATTAAAAACAAAGTCGTCTGAGCTATTTATTCTTACTGTTAAGCTTTGGCTAGACTGGAAGTTGTACATAGATACAAGACCCTTCTCTGGTATTAGTGGGTCATGATAAAAACTTACAGATATTGCTGTGCCGCCCTCAGCCAATCTTACTACTGTTGACAGGTCTAAGAATGCGCCAGCACCTAGAGATAGACAGTTTCTAGCATCGACTACTGATTGGGTTCCAGTGCCACCAGATACAGTTGCATGGGAGATATATCTTAGCGTAACCTCATTAATTGAATTAACCAATGCATTTGTAAAATCAAACCCAGTCCAATTATTGGCAAACTTATAAGCTATTAGGCAGTCTTTGTTATTGGGTATATAGGCTACCTGAGAGTTTGCATTATAGTATCTATCTTTAAGAATTGTTTTTCTAGAAAGATTTAGGTGTTCTGTTGCTCTAACATAATCAAGAACGTATCCATAAAGAGCGACTCCATCTACTGTTATGTCATAATTATCAGAGCCAAATGTACGCATAGCACCATGATTTTGGCTAAACTGAAATATATCAGATAATTCAGAAGATGATTTTGTAGATACATTTGTTCCATTAACAATTAATGAAATTCCATTAGATGAGTAGTTAGCAACAATGTGATATCTTCTCTTCCAGTCTGGAACCTGATATGAAACATAATAATTTATAAGAGGATCTGGCCTAAAATAAATCTTGTTCTTGTAGACATATACTCCATATGGCGCAAGAATTGTGGCATTGAGGATCTCATCATATGTGTCAAATGCGGCTAGCACATCTGTATATGTTTCATAATCATCAATTAAGTCTGTATATGTTTGTATAGCAGAATTTTGTGCTGATTGAAGCAAGGTCTTGTTTCCGAACAAAACTATTTCGTCAGATATAGATAATGAGTCTTCATTTAATTTAAAGTATAACTCAACACTAAAGGACTGATTGCTTTTACCTTTAGTCCAAATGCTAGCATCAGTCCATGACTGTCCCGCTCCAGATGCTCCTGGAAGTGGATAATAAATGCTAGCAGTAGAATCTGTTAATCTTGTTCCATAGATCCCATTAGCAACTAGTGGTATTGCTTCATCGAATATAGAGCCAGTATATGCGCCATTATTCCCACTACCAGTAGCCTCTTTAGCGATACCTGTTGTAACATCGTCATCGAGTGGCCAAAATGATAGTGGGCTTTGAGACATTACTACTTCTCTATAACCCAATTTATCTCCCTATTTACTCTGCTTCTACAGCAGCGATTTGTGCAAGCTTGTCGTTAATGTTTGACTGGATTACTTCAATTCTTTCTACATCTGGCGTTGTCTTTGCATTTTCTGCAAGCATTTCCAATTGTAGAGAGTACATCTGATACTCAAGGTTTCTTACTACAGAATCCTTAATAGCAGTCTTTTCGTCATTTGTTAACTTGTTGTACGTTGGCATGTTTCTCCTTATTATTGTAGTTTTTCTAGCTCATTCTTCATCAAGCCCAATTCTGATATTTTGGTTTGATAAAAATCTATTGTGTCTTGTGCTAC